ATGGCAAAGCAAAAATTGACGATTCTGCAAGTGATCGCGCGTAGCGGCATCTCGAAGCGCACGAATCAGCCGTGGGAAATCCACACGGCGCAATGCGTGTTGGAACAGGAGAGTAGTGACGGCAAGCAAATCCTCGTTGGAACGATCAACCTGCCGAACGCAATGAAAGATTCTGCGCCCGGCGACTACCTTGCGGAGTTCGCGCTTCAACAGTCGATGGAGGGCAAGTTGGAACCGCGCATCGTCTCGCTCGTTCCGTTCGGCCGACCGGCCGCGAAGCCGGCCGCGAACGCTACCGCATAACCCGTCATGGGCTATCGGTCGTTCGAAGCTGGCCCACTAGAGCGGCCGTCTACATCCGGGCTAGAACTTGAGAGAGAAAGAAAATGAAGAAACTGTTTGCAGCAGCACTGAGCCTTGCGAGCGCGGGCGCGTTCGCGGCGGACGCGGGTACGCCGACGATGGATGTCACGTCGGTCGTCGCGTCGATCAACGGCGTCGGCCCGAACATCGTTCTCGTCGGCGGTGCTGTGCTCGCCGTCGCAGCGGTGACGTTCGGCTATCGCACGGTGCGAAGCTTCATCGGCCGCTGATAGCGCAACACGACAAGCCCCCGGTATGCCTCGGCGCGCCGGGGGCTTTTTCATGGAACGGATCGAATGAAACGCTTGCTGTGTGTTGCGTTGGTTGGCGTTGTGTTCGGGGTACGCGCGGCGCCGGGAATTGATGTGGTGACGTGCGGCCCTGCTCCCGCTTCGCTTGCCGCTGGCGCTCAAGTGCCGTGCACGTTGCCGGACGGTTCGGCCGGTGTGCAGCAAGTCGTGCACCTGACGCTTGTCAACGATGGGGCAACGGGCGATGCGCCGATTTCCGGGGGCATCGAGGCAGGTATGGCCGTTGGTAGCGCGGTGTTTCTGGTGTTGGCGATCGCCTTCGGCATGCGTGCGTTGCGGCGGTTCGTGGATTCCGCGTCGGAGAGCTGACCATGCTTTGGTTCTGCATTGAGTTCGCGGTGGTCGTCGTGACGATCTATACCGCCGCGTTGATTGTCATGTCGTGAGGTGAATGTGCGTAGAAGAATCATAGGTGTGTGGATCGCGCTGTTTGCCGTGTTCGCGATGATGTGCAATCAGCAAGCGCATGCACAGGCCCTGCTCGCGCCCGTGGAGAACTTTGTTATTAATCGCGCCGAGGCGGCGATTCTCACGCGCATCGCGATTCAGCGTGGCTTTGCGGCGAACGATCCACGCATTGCGGCGACGCTGGCGGGTATGGGTAAGGCGTCAACCGCGCTTAATGTCGTCAGCACAGGGGCAGGCGTTGCACTCGCATTCGCGGGCGCTCCGGTTTGGGCGACCTTGTTGGCGGGCGCGGGCATTATTGCCCTAGGTACTGCTTTGCAGATTGGTTTAGCAAAATTGCAGTGGAACGACACGTCGGTTTCTATCGATGTCGATGCGGTGCCGGCTAGTGCCGGCGATCACTATGAGGCTGTATCGCCTCCGGCGGCCGGCGTCGATCCCGCATATCGGAAATTGTTGGCGCCTGAACTATGGGCGGCGCAGGCGGGTATTCCGACCTATCGAAATGGCTACTGTCAGCCGAACGATTCCGTTTGTAACGCTTACCCAACTACGCCGGGGACGGGCTCGAATGTCGCCAATTTTTGGCTCACCCGCGGGAACTTCGACATTCTTCCTGGCACGCTGGATCAGGCCGCGCAGTTCATGTGGTATCTGCATTATTACAACGGGCACTGTGGATTGACGTCCGGATGCGCCAGCGATGATAGGAACGTTTCATCAGTGCGCCTGTTCTTCGCTCCGACGATCAATATCCCCGGCAACCCGATCGAGATGTATTACACGGAAACCGGATCGCAAGCCTATGTTGGTTTGGACGGAAAGACCCGCTATAAGAGCTACGTCACGACAGCCAAAGCACGAGCGTTTCAGTATCGGAGCGATATCGTGCCGTCGCTTGTAGCCGAAGACGTGTCGAAGCTTTGGCCGAAACTTCCGCCCAATGTTGCGTCGATTCCATTGCCGTCGTCGACGCTTACCAAGCTCGTGGATGAGACGTGGAAGCGTGCAGCAACCGACCCGGATTACAAGGGGTTACCTTACGAGCCGGTTTACGATGGGCTAGTGAAGCCGTGGGTAGATGAGAACCCGAAGCAGGTGCCTACGTTGGGCGATTTGTTTACGGCACCTGCGCATCCGGGCAAACAGGTTGTCATCGATCCGAATGTTCAGCCGGATCCGAACGCAAATCCGAACCCCAATCCGGGCACGAATCCGGGAACCAACCCGGGGACCAATCCGGGAACCAACCCGGGCACGAACCCGGGGACTAATCCGGGAACCAACCCGAGTACGAACCCGGGAACCGACCCGAGCACGAATCCGGGAACCAATCCGGGTACGAATCCCGGGACCAATCCCGAAACGAATCCCGATCCGAAGCCAGACCCGAAGCCAGACCCGAAGTTTTGCGCGCTGTATCCGGACGCGTCCGCTTGCGCACCGCTTGGTAGTGCGAACGATGTCGACGTGAGACGTGAATCGAAGAGCGTCTCGTTGGCACCAATTTCGATCGGCTTGACCAATGGCGTCTGTCCGCACCCGTATGAGGTTGAGGTATTCGGTGCGCCACTCAGGTTCGACTATGCCCCAATTTGTGAGCTGGCGGTGAAGCTCCGGCCGCTCGTGCTCTTGCTTGGAGCACTGTTGGCGGGGCTTATTTTCGTTACGGGGCTGACAGTATGAGTTGGGCGAGCCTGCTTGTATCGCTGGTTGGTCCGATCGTCACGCGCGTATTGGTCGCGCTCGGTATCGGCTTTGTGACCGTTGCGGGGATCGATGCGGCGCTGAATCAAGTGATTCAGTGGATGACAGCGAGTGCGGGCGGGATTCCTACGGACATAGCGAACGTGTTGGCGCTAGGCGGCGTCGGCGACGCTATCGCGTATGTGCTCGGCGGGATATCCGCACGCGTGTCGTTCTACATGCTCACATCTACGACAAGAATGGTGTTCAGCAAATGATCACGCTGATTACAGGGGTTCCGGGGAGCGGTAAGACGCTGCATGCGGTTTGGTTGCTGACGAAGATTGCGAAGGGGCGTCGCGTGCTGGTCGACGGTATTCGAGATCTGGCAATCGAGCATGTCGAGATTGACGAACCTTGGTTGCGTCAGTGGCACGAAAAGGCGGAAGCGCAAGATTTGATCGTGATCGATGAGGCGCAACGCATCTATCCGCCGACGACGGTAAGCCAAAAGCCGACGCCGGATGTGGAGCAACTGCATGTGCACCGTCACAAGGGCGTTGACTTCATCCTTATCACGCAACATCCGCAGAGAATCAGTAAGACGGTGCGCGATCTGGTCGGGCGGCATATCCACGTGCGTAACCTGTTTGGGCTTAAACGCGCGATGCTCTACGAGTGGGATCATTGCCACAACCCAAGTAGCTTGAAAGACGCGGTGAAACGGCAATGGCCTTATCCGCGAGAGGTGTTCAAGCTCTATACGAGCGCCGAAGTCCACACAAAAAAGCAAGCGGTCGTTCCCAAGGCGCTGTTCCTGCTCCCCATTGGAATCGTGGTGTTCGTGGTGCTGGCCGTGAAGATCTATCACAAGGCACGGGACGGATTCGGGGCAGAACCGGTGCGACACGTCGAGTCCGCGGCGGCTGCCTCCAATGCAGTGGTTGCGCGCCCTATCGACACGGCTAAATCATCGGAGTGGCGGGTCGCCGGTCGTTACTCGGTCGACGGTGTAGGTTACGTCGCGTTGGTCGCGATGGATGGCCGGTTGCGCGCTGTACCGGTGCGCGGATTTAGTGGGCAGGGGGCGCGTCTGACAGGTGAAGTTGACGGTAAGACGGTAGCGGGGTGGACGGGCGTGCAGACTGTAAAGACAGAACAAAACGGGGGCGCGAAATGAGGCGGTATTGTGGGTTGATCGTGGCGTTGATGCTGTCGAGCGGTTGTCGAATTGCGGCCGGTGCGGTGCCGCCGCTGCCGACCTTGCCAGTCGATGCGACGATTGGCACGTCGCCTGCGATTCAGATTCCCGCGGCGCCAGTGTCGACCCCGTTAAAGCATGTGCCGGGCACGGCATTCGATCTGCGGTTCGTGACGGTCGCTCAGGTTGTCGATTTGATCTATCAGGATGCAATGCATACGCCATACGTACTCGGGCCAGACGTGCTTGCTGACAATCGCCTCGTATCGTTTCGTCTCGATGACGCAGTGCGCGATGTACGTGCCGTCATGGTCGATTTTCTCGATTCGCTCGGCTTCCGCGTGACGACCAAGAACGGCGTCGATTACGTCGCGAGAAAGGCTGCTGACAGTCGGGCGCGAGTCGATCAAGAGGTGTTCGTCTACCGGCCGCGCTACCGGAGCGCCGAATCGCTGCGCAGTCTGGTCGAGCCGGTGATCGGCACGCGGTCGATGATTCCGATGTCCGCGATTGCTGCTACGCCGCCCGCTGTGACAAGTCCCGTTCAGGTTCCGGGCGCGCCGATCAGTACTGCGAGCGATGTCGCGGCCGCGCCGGCTGCTGCGGGTGTGCAGGCACGCGGTAACGAGCTGGTGATCGTCGGTTCGCATGACGAAGTCGCGATGCTTCGAAGGCTGATGCCCGATCTCGATACCGCGCCGGGTGAGGTCGTCGTGCGTGGATGGGTGTATGAGGTCGCCAATACCGATTCGGCTAACTCGGCGTGGAGCATCGCGGTTCGGCTGTTAAGCGGACAGCTCAGGCTTTCGAGCGGAGACACGTCGTCTGATGCAAGCGCGATGAGATTCACGGGGCCGGGCGTCGACGCGGCGATATCCGCGCTGAACGCCGATTCGCGATTCAAGGTCGTCAGCTCGCCGCACGTGCGGATCGTCTCGGGCGAACGCGTGCGGCTGAATGTTGGGCAACAGGTGCCGACGCAATCGAGCGTCAGCTATCAAGGGTCGAGCGGCACGCCAGTTCAGTCGATCACGTATCAGGATGCCGGCTTGATTTTCGACGTGGAACCGACCGTCATGCGCGATGTGATCGAGCTGAAGGTGCGTGAGGAGATTTCCGATTTCGTCGCGACGAAAACCGGCGTCGACACGTCGCCGACGAAAAACACGCGTCAGTTACAAACGGTCACGCGTTTGAAGGATGGCGAACTGGTGGTGCTCGGCGGGTTGATCCAGGATCGCGACGCGAGGGCGCGCAGTGGGTATTCGTGGCTGCCGAGCTTTTTCGATGGTCGATCCAGCTCGAGGCAGCGAACGGAGGTCTTGTTGGTGCTACAGGTGCAGCGGATTTGATCGGGCTCGACGCTCAGAGGTAATCGAGGATGACCGATACGACAAGGTACGAAAGGACGCCGGCGCCCACAGCTATTGCCGTGATTTTGATCCGCGTAAGCGAGTGTGTAGTGGGCGGAACCTTGGTGCGCGGCGGAACTGGTGAAGCGCTTGCGGCGGCCGTGTTCTGTGGCGTATGGCCCTGCTCTAACAGGTGCTCTTTCTTCTTGTATTCCTCGCGATACCAGTCGCGATCGTAGATGCTCAT